TTAAATGATGATTTACGAACTGAAAAATTTAAAGCCTTCAAGAGTTCTCTATTTGAAGAGGATTGCATGTTGGTCCAATGGGACAAAGACTCGAAAATTCGTAATCCAGAAAGACCAAAAATTTCAGACACTTACCACTCTGATATCTGTGACGCTGTGCTGTATGCTTGGAGGGAATGTAGACATTATCTATCTGAAAAGCCAAAAGAAAAAGTAGAGGATTTTACAGATGCCTACATGCAAGAATTAGAAGCTAGAGAAGCGGAAGAGTGTGAACAGAGAAAAAAAGACCCATATTCTTTTGACTTGCAAAAAATGTACGAAGAGGATATAAAAGAATTGGACAATATAATAGATGAACAATAGGAGACAGCTATGTTAGAAAATTTAGAAGATGTTAAGCTGTTTATAGAATGGTGTAAAGAACATAAAGTAAAATCATTTAAAATTGACGGTGTTCAATTTGAACTCTCAGAGTTAGCGTTTGTAGAAAATATCCAAGATTACGCAGAAAAAATACAAACTGTATCAGACGAATCAAAATTTGAAGAAGAACAACAGAAGAAAGAAGACGATGAACTCCTGTTTTGGTCTTCTAATCCGTAGGGGTAAAAATTGAATTACGAAATAAATGGAAGTCGGTGGTGGCTTGCCAATAAAAACAATTTATACCAAGAACTTTTTGCCTACGTAAGTGCCTTAGATAATAGACAAACCTATAGAGAAGCAGATAATCTTAGATTTGCTAGACTATATGGAAACTACCAACAAATGGGTCTAGGTGCTTACACATACAGTAGAATAGAAGCTTCTTACAACGTAACCAATAGGGTAACTCTTAACGTAATACAGTCTCTCATTGATACGGTAGTATCAAAAATAACTAAAAACAAACCTAAAGCTACTTTCTTGACTTCAGGGGGTGATTTCAGTCTACAACGTAAAGCGAAAAAGCTTACTAAATTTGTTGAAGGCATTTATTCTTACTCAGAGTTTTATGAAAAAGCTACCATGGCATTTCAAGATGCTTGTATCTTTGGTACCGGATGTATCAAGATATTTATAGAAGACGGAGAAATAAAAACAGAAAGAGTGATAATTAGTGAAATCAAAGTAGACGATATCGAAGCTTACTATGGAAAACCACGCCAAGTACATCAAGAAAAATTTATAGAAAAATCAGTCCTAAAAGCTATGTTTCCTGAGTTTGAAGCTCAGATAGATGTGGCTTCCTATCCAGACTCTCAAAGTTATGGTCAATCTGCTACATCTAAAGACATGATCAAAGTCATAGAGTCCTGGCACTTAAAATCTGGACCAGATGCTAAAGACGGTAAACACACTATTTGTATTTCTAGTGCTACTCTCTTTGAAGAAGAGTATGATAAAGACTACTACCCATTTGTATTTTTTAGATGGGGTGAAAGACCTGTAGGATTTTTTGGTCAAGGTCTATGTGAACAACTACAAGGTATTCAGTTAGAGATTAATAAAATACTAAGAACAATACAAGTATCAATGCACCTTGTCAGTGTTCCAAAATTATTAGTAGAAGCAAGTTCTAAAATTGTTTCTTCTCATTTAAATAACAGAATTGGTGGAGTTATAAAATATGCAGGAACTCCCCCAGCTTATGCACCTCTTGGTGGTATTCCAGGTGAATTATTCTCTCATCTAGATCGTCTGTACCAGAGAGCTTACGAAATATCAGGTATTTCTCAATTAGCTGCTTCATCTTTGAAACCTGCTGGCTTAGACTCAGGTAAAGCCTTAAGAGAATACAATGACTTAGAAACAGAAAGATTTATGGCAGTAGCTAAAAGATATGAAAAATGTTTTATGAACGCTGCTGAAATTATGATAGACATGGCTAAAGACTTGTATGAATCTGAAGGAGATTTCAAAGTTAAAGCCAAAGATGGTAAATTTATAGAAAGTATAAGTTGGAAAGATGTCAACATGGATGCAGATAAGTACATGATGCAAATTTTTCCTACCTCTGCCTTATCAACTACTCCATCTGCAAGATTAGCAGATGTTCAAGATTTACTAACCGCAGGTTTTATAGGAAAAGAAGACGCTCTCAAGCTGTTAGATTTTCCAGACTTAGAAGCATCTATGAATATGTTGAATGCAGATGCTACTAATTTAGATAAAATATTAGAAACAATGATGGACAAAGGTGAGTACTTCCCACCTGAACCATACCAAAATCTTGAAAACTGTCTAAGAAAAACACAACAAGCTTATTTAATGTACAAAGTTCAAGGTGCTCCAGACGATAGACTAGAACTTCTAAGACAATACATGGAAGACTGTCAAAATTTACTAGAAAGAGCTAGAGAACAGGTACCAAGTCCACAAGAACTTACACAAGAGTTAGCTGAAGCTGGAGCACAAACTGCTGCTGCTGAAGTAGCTGAAGACATACCGCAGGATACAAACGTATTAACAACTGGAGCCATAGATTTAAGTGAATTAGAAGCTCCAGAAGAAGAAATACAGGTAGATGAAGAAGTACAAGAAGAGATTATAGAGTAATTATAATAGGAATACAATTAATAGATCACATTGATCGGGCGTAGCCCATTAAGCTAAAGGAGTAAAAATGGAGTCTAATAGTCATGAACATCTTAACGATGTCATAGAGAATCAAAATTCCTCAGTAGATGCTGCTGAAGAAGTAGAGCAATCATTAGAACAAGCAAGTAACCCAGATCGGGATGAATTTAACCGTAAGTTTGCTGCTTTGAGCAGACGAGAAAAAGAGATTAGAGCAAAAGAAGCAGAGTATGACAAAAGGATTGCTGAACTAGAGTCAAGGTTTCAACCAAAGCAAGAAGTTCAGAAAGAACCAGAGCTTCCTTTTGAGTACAGGTTAAAACAAAACCCTTTGAAAGCACTAGAAGAAATGGGTCTTAGCTATGACAAATTAACTGAGTTAGCATTAAATGATGGGAAACTTACCCCTGATATGCAAATGAGGTTGATGCGTGAAGAACTAGAGAATGACTATAAATCTAAATATAAAGAGTTAGAAGAAAGAATTATAGAGAAAGAAAAGAACGATGAGCAAAGACGTTACGATGAAATTGAAACGGGTTTCAAAAATGAAATCGAAGCTTTTGTTAATTCTAAGCCTGAACAGTTTGAATTAATACAAGCAAACGAAGCAAAAGATGTAGTTTACGACGTAATTGAAGAACACTACAATGAAACAGGCAAAATCTTAGATATAGAAGAGGCTGCCCAAGCAGTAGAAAGTTATTTAGAAGAGGAAGCTGAAAAGCTCCTAAGTCTAGGTAAACTTCGTTCCAAGTTTAACACTGGAGACTTTGAGCAACAACCACAGAGACAATCGCAAGTAACACTGTCGAACGCCCATTCTGCTCAGGCGAATGAAAGAGTAGCAAAAAAGTTATCTGATGAAGAATCAAAAAGAGAAATGGCACGAATGTTACAATGGGATGAATAATTTACTAAACTTAAAGGAGTTTAAAAATGGCACTTAATATGACAACTTTTGCTGCGGCTCTTAAGCAGCATTACACAGACGAAAAAATCGAAAACATGGTATACAAGGATAACCCATTCTTAGCCATGATTTCAAAGTATGAAGACTTTGGTGGTGAAAACCTCAAGCTTCCTGTAAAGTACGGACTTCCAATGGGTCGGTCTGCTACTTTTGCTGATGCAGTTTCTAACAAATCTGCTTCTCAGTTAAAAGCATTTTTACTAACTAGAAAAGCTGACTATGCTATCGCTTCTATCTCTAACGAAACTATCGAAGCTTCAAAAGGTAATGCTAATGCATTTATCGAAGCTGCTACTTTCGAAATTGATGGAGCTATCGAAGCTGCTACTCGTTCACTTGCTATCGCTCTTTATGGAGACGGTTCAGGTCAAATCGGTGTTGTTGGTTCACTAGCTACTACTACTGCTTCTAACGATACTGTTACTCTAGCTACTATCCAAGACATTACTAACTTTGAAGTTGGTATGCAGTTAAACTTTGGTACAGCTACTACTAACAAAGAAATTTCTACTATCAACAGAGACACAGGTGTTATCCTTCTTTCTGCTGCTTCAGGTGCTACTGCTACCGAAGCTATCTATGTTGATGGTGACAAAGACAACAAACTTACTGGTCTAGGTGGATGGCTTCCATCATCTGCTCCTGGGTCTACTGACTCTTTCTTTGGTGTTAACAGATCTTCAGATTCTACCAGACTTGGTGGTATCAGATTTGATGGTTCATCACTTCCTATCGAAGAAGCTCTTATCGGTGCTGCTGCTAGAGTTGCTAGAGAAGGTGGAAAGCCTGATGTTTGTTTTATCAACTACAACAACTTTGCAGACCTTGAAAAAGCCTTAGGCTCAAAGGTTTCTTATGTTGACGTTAAAGTTAACCCTGAAATCGGGTTTAGAGGAATACTAGTTCACGGACCTAGAGGACCAATCAAGGTTGTTCCAGATCAAAACTGTCCGAACGGTGTTGCTTATATGCTTCAAATGGATGTTTGGAAACTTTACTCTCTTGGTAAAGCTCCTAAGATTCTTGACTCTGATGGACTTAAGTTCCTAAGAGAGTCTACAGCTGATGCTGTTGAAGCTAGAATTGGATACTACGCTCAGTTAGGGTGTCGTGCTCCTGGTTTCAACGTAAGAGTTGCTTTATCTTAATTTAATTAATTAGGGAAGCCTTTCGGGGCTTCTCTTTTTTTCGCAGCGTGGTCGCTTCCACTCTGACTAAAGGAGAAAAAAAATGGCAAATAGAAGTTTTCAAAGGCTACAAGCCTTAGATAAAGAAATAAAAATAATTCATGGACAGTTCGATGTAGGTTCATCAGGTGCTCCTACTCTTTCTGCTTCAAAAAGTGTTGGTGTAAAAAGTGTAACTAGAAATAGTGCAGGAGACTATTCAATAGTTCTTGGTGTTCCAAGTGGTGATACTGATTTATACAGTCACTTTTTTGGCGGTTACTTTGACATCCAAAAATCAACAGCTCTAGGTGGTGCTTCAGGTGGTATGGCTTTTCAACTAAAAGGTGCTCCAACTGTTTCTACTAACGGTACAGTTAATTTTATCGCTCTAGATAAAAACGGAGCTGCTGCTGAAATTGGTTCAGGTGAAGTTGTTCATTTCATGTTTGTTCTTAAAAACTCTGCCCTTCCAGGTGTAGGTGTTAGCTAAGGGGGTCTGTTATGATTATGATGGGTCCTAAGAAAGACAAAGGCGGTATGGTTTCTATCATCATTGAAAAGATGAAAGACCACTACGGCAAAGGAAAGGAATCTAACGAAGACTTCATGGAAGGTAAGCATGATGAAGAACATAAAGACAGTGAAGTTTACGAGAAGTACAAAGAAGAAGTAGACGGAATGTTCAAAGCCATGGAAGAAAAAGACAAAGATATGTTCTCAGAATGTCTCAAGATGTTCATCAAAAAATGTGTTAAAGACGATTACTAATTGGGGGGCGCAAGCCCTCCTCTTTTTGGGGGTTTTATGGCGGCTATAACTGAGCCTAAATTATTAGCTAGGGTACGGCAAAGGGCAGACATGGAAGACAATCTTTTTGTCTCTGACCTAGAAGTACAAACCTACATTAATGCAGGAATAGCAGAGCTACATGACCTGTTAGTTCAAACTTATGGACAAGATTACTATGTCAGCAGTAAAACTTTTAACACTGCTGCAAACAAAGATACTTATCCTATAAATGATTCTACTTCAACTGAGAACATAAATATCACAGATTTTTACAAACTTAGAGGAGTAGATGCAAAGATAAATGGTTCAGATTATTTTACCTTAAGACCATTTAACTTTAACGAAAGAAACTTATACAACAATTGGGGAACTTGGAGTCTTCTAGGTTTAACAAATGTAAGATATAGAATGGTAGGTAGTAGTGTAGTTTTTACTCCTACTCCTGATGGTGTTACTGAAGTTAGAATATGGTACATACCAACTGCTCAACAATTTACTGCTGGAACACCATCTACATCTACTGATACTTATGATGATATAAATGGCTATGCAGAATATGTAGTAATAGACGCAGCTATAAAGTGTTTACAAAAAGAAGAAAGTGATGTCAGTGTTCTTCTAAAACAAAAAGCTGATATGAAAAGAAGAATAGAAGAAGCTGCTAATAATAGAGATGCAGGACATCCTATATCAGTTAGTGATATTTATGTTGCTAATGATGAATTTATGTATACAAGGACGACCTGATGGCTGGTATAAAATCATTTGTTAAACAAATTGATCCTCAGAATCAAAATATTACACAAACTCAAAGTAATGTTAACACTTCTGTTCAACAAATTGCTAACTCTCCAATTATAAATGGAGTAGTTATAAAAGGTGCAGACTTAGGAACTGGAGACACTGTAGTAAATCATAAACTTGGTAGAGAGCCTATAGGTTGGATTGTTATTAGAAAAAATGAAGCAGGAGAAGTTTATGAGTCTACAACTGCTAATCCAAACAGAGATAAATTTTTAATACTCAAGGGTTCAGCAGCAACAACAAACACAGATTTTTGGATATTTTAGGAGAACATAATGGCAAGCTCAGGAACATTTTTAAATTTAACTTTACCTGATGTAGGTACCACACTTGGACCAACTTGGGCTACAACTCTTAACAATGCTTTCGTTGATCTAGATGATCATGACCACAGTACTCAAGGTAAGAGTATTCCTTCTGCTGGTCTTAATATTAATGCTGATGTTGAATTTAATGGAAATAGTGCTACTGAACTTAAATATACTGTATTTGAAGATCAAGGCTCAGACTCTACTACTGCTAGGTCAATTTACAGTAAAGGAAATGATCTACACTGGAGAAACTCTACAGCTTCAGTACAAATAACAAAAGATGGATTAGTAAAAGGAGATTCAAATACTTTAAGTTATTACACAACTGGAACAAGCTCTACTTATAGCATTCCTGCTGCTTCTGGTATTTCTTTTATAAATGCAGCTGGAACAGGAACAACTACAGTAGCTTTAACTTTACCATCAGCTTCCTCTCAAGCAGAAGGAAGGTTTTATTACATAAAAGACGGTGGCGGTGCGGCAGGAACAAGAGCCGTAACTATTACAGCTTCAGGAACAGATAGCATAGACGGTGGTACAGCAGGTGGAAACTTTACTATATCTACAAATTACGGTCATGCCATAGTAGTTACTGATGGATCTACAAAATGGTTTAGAATGCAAAACTAAGGGTTACTAATGGCTTTACAAAAAGGAAGAGTAGCTATACCTTTGTCAAAAGGGATAAATCAAAAGATTGACCCAAAACAGGAACCTCCTGGGTCTTTAAAAGAATTAGAAAATATTCAAGTTGATAAGTTTGGTGAAATAGAAAAAAGAGAGGGATATAATAAGGTTCAAGACGAATATGGGTATAACTATACCGATCTTAAAAAATCAATAACTGACATTCAATCTATAACTTCTTTAAAAGATGATCTTTATATTCTTACTAATAATAAAGCATTGTCTAATAATCCAGGTTTAGGAAAAGCTATATTTGAAGGTAAATACTCTCCTGCTAGTATAGAAACTAAACATGTTGAGCAACAAACTTCTTATTATCCAGTTCATCATAATTTAGTTGTTAAAGCAGACTATGCATATTCTGTGTACTCTTTACAACTTTCCTCTACAACCTCTGCAATTTACTTAACTGTTAAAAATATAAAAGACAATACTCCTTTTATTACACAGGCAACAATATCAACCACTGCATTTGATAGACCTAAAATAGTTTCCCTAGGAGATAAAATAGTAAAATTTGCTATTAAAAAAGATGGAACTAATTATTTTATAGGTTATAACATGTCTAGCCCTCTTAGTTATACTGAATTAACTACAGATTTTTCAAGTGCTTTTAATAGTATAAGCCAAACTCATGCAGATAAAATATATGATGTTTCAGTTAACGAATCTGAGGACTGTATATGTCTAGTTCATAAAACTACTGCCGGAAAAGCTGAGATTATATCTTTGTTTCTAAATATAGCCCCTGCTGCTGCTGATATTTTACAATCTGATGCTTCTTTTACTAGTGGTTCTTCCACAATATCAGCGGTTGGCGTAACTCCTATAACTTCAAATCCTAAAAAAAATGGAGTTCCAACCAGCACGGAAGATCAAGGAGGTTTTGCTGTAGCCTATGCCGATGCCAATGCTTTGGCTTTACTTACGTTTGATAAGTTTGCTACTAACATACACATAAACAGCGGTTTTAGTCACAGTGGATCAGGGACAGGATTGTGGGATCTTGCCATAGCACCGAAAGCTATTATACCTATGGCAAGAGATAATAATTTTACTTCAGGGGGAACTAACGGTCTTGCTTATGATGTCTATGTTGATTTTAGTTTATCGTCTACAGGAACAGGAACTTCTAATGATAAACTTTTTGTTATAGACAATAGAACAGGAACATATGCTTCTCAATCTTTTACAACTACAACTTTTTCAAGTAACTATGTTAATGCTATGACTTCAGCAACAAGTATTTGGAGTCCAGTTTCGTATGCAGATTTTCCCTCTTGTAATAAACAAAGGATTTCAGTGTGGAGACATTATGCAGATCTTGATGGAACTAGTGCTGGCGATTTTACTAAACAATTTTCTTGCGTCACAGGAACTATAACTGCAAAACCTTATCTTGTAGATGGAAACCCTATATTACCCATTGGTAAAAGAGTAGACAACCAAGATGCTTACTACTTATGGTCTGTAGAGGATTATGACACAGGACTTAACATACCTGTTGGAGTAATGAGCTATGGGACTGCTGAAACATATTATCCTTATGACTCAACACTAGGGGGTTTATCGGGAGTTCCAGGTGTAAGTATAGATAGTGATGGTCATGTTCATATCCCTACAAATCAAAAAGGCAGAATAGAATCTAATGATGGATCTTTTTTTACTTTCCCTGTACCTTCTATAACTAAAGTTTCCTATGATTTTTCTGTAGCTAACCAAAATGAACAAGTAGCAGGAAATTTGATTGTAGCAGGAAGTCAATTATTTTCCAGTGATCAAATGAGATTTCAAGAACATAATTTTGTTCAAGGAGTTAGTGCTTTATATGTCTATAGCGAGAGTTTAACAACTACTGGAACTAATCACCCGTTTGTTCAAAATGGAGTGTATAATTATTATGCTGCGTTTCGTTATGAAGACCATTCTGGTAACATTCACAGGTCTAGTCTGTCTCCTCAATTTAGCTTTCAACTTGGTTCTACTACTAATTATCAAAACATAGATATTTTAATACCTATGGTAAACTTTACTGCTAAGTATGAATATGCTACATTTATAGAACTATATCGTACTACAAATGGAGGAACTCTTTTTTACAAGGTTAGTGATCAAAACTTGACCACTTCTTTTAGAGCTAATAGAAATCAAAGAGACCATAATTATATTTTAATAAGAGATACAATAACTGATGATGATTTACAAGATAATGAATTACTATATACAACAGGAGGGGTTTTAGAAAACAGTGTAGCTCCTGCTGCTTCAATTATGGCATCTTATAAAAACCGTTTATTTTTAGCAGGGATTGAGCCTAGTGATCACCTTATATATTTTTCTAAATCAATACAAGGAAATGTTTATGACACTACTCCTGTAGAATTTAGTGATAGTCTTACACTAGAAGTTCCTACTGATGGTGGAGCCATAGTAGCTCTTAAAAAAATGGATGATAAATTAATTATATTTAAAGAAAGAGCTATTTACATGCTTACTGGAGAAGGTCCCAATAATCTTGGTGAACAAAATGATTTTATCGAGCCTCAACTAATTACATCTGATATAGGATGTAAGTTTGCCAATAGTGTAGCTTTTATGCCTAAAGGACTTATGTTTATGTCCCAAAAAGGTATTTTTCTTTTAAACAGAAGTTTAGGTATAGAATACATAGGTGCTCCTGCTGAAGACTATAGAGATTTAACAATAACTAAAACCACTGTAGTTCCTAAAAAAAGTGAAGTAAGGTTTTTAGCTTCTGATGGTCCTACAGCTATTTATAACTACCTTCTAAATATGTGGTATACATACACTGACCACAGAGGAAATAGTTCATGTCTTGTAGGAGATGATTACTTTTTAGCAAGCTATAAAGACAAAATATATAAACAAGTAAGCACAACATCTAGTTTTGATGGTGCCATAGTACCAATGAAAGTAGAGACTGGTTGGCTATCATTTGCAGGAATACAAGGGTTTCAAAGAGTGTATAGAATGCTCTTACTAGGAGAGTATAAGTCTCCACATAAGCTATTAATTAAGATAGCTTACAACTATGATGATGTTTGGCAACAAGAAAAACTTGTAGACGTTACAAGTTATACAGAAAGTTATACATATGGTAGTCCTTCTACAGGTACCCAGAATACTTATGGAGATCCATCTGGTACCAGCGCAATAGCTTACGGTGGTAAAGATAACACACAGTATCAAATAAGATTAAACTTTGCTAAACAAAAATGTGAGTCTATAAAGATATGTATAGAAGAAATAGAAGGTTCTAATTCGTCTGGAGACGCAGAGTCAGCAGGACCAGGCTTTACATTATCTAACCTTTCGTTTATAGTAGGAACTAAAGAAGGTGACTTTAAGATTAAGCAATCTAGGGTATTTGGTTCTACTTCTATAACTTAGGAGCAATTGTGAGTGATTATGCAGACTACAGACTAGAGTGTTATGACATTCATACTTTTGAAGACGAACATGGATTTTTTGCAGTAAAGAGCCATGATAATGATAAAAGATTACATATAGAAGACATGTGGGTAAAACCAGAATTTAGAGATAAAAAAATAGGACAACAATATCAAGATAAGATATTTACATACGCAAAAGACAAAGAATATGAAAAAGTTAGTTGTTCCGTTTATGTTTTTAACAAACATGCAAACGAAACCCTAGCTAAGTTTTTACACAACAAATGGAAACTAGCCTGGAATAATGGCGACTATATTGTGCTCATTAAGGATGTAGTATGAAAAAACCAATTTTAAAAGGACCTAAACTTATAGCAGTCGGACCTCTGAAATGTTTCAAAGGTGGCGGCGGTAACGGCTCCAGCGGCAGTGGCAGTCGTGGTGGAGGTGGTAAAGGTGGAACTGGAGAACAGTCTTCTCAACAAAGAGAGGCTCAGTTACAAACCGATGCTTTTAGAAAAAAACAACAAGAGGCAGAAGCAAAATCTGTAGTTGATAAAGGAAGAAGGGAAACTGCACAGACACAATTAGGTATTGAAAGACAAAAACAACAAGCTGCTGCTGAAGCTAAGGCAAAAGCTGAACAAAAAAGAAAGGAAGACCAGCAAAGACAACAAGCTAAGGCAAAAGCTGAAGCCATGGCAAAAGCTGCTCAAAGAAGAAAAGAAGAACAACAAAAACAAGAAGCTAAAGTAAAAGCTGAAGCTGTTGCAAAAGCTGCTCAACTTAGAAAAGCTAGAGAAGCTGATCAAGCTGCTATTCAACAAATGGATGAACAAGAACGTAAGGTTAGAGCAGATAGGTTCACTGATTCTTTAGTTAGAGATAGAAGGATGGGTGAGGTTCCTGATGAAATAAGAAAAGAAAGAGGAGATCGGTTTACTGATGCTATGCAAAGAGACCAAGAAGCAGCTGACTTTACAGGTCAAATGAGACAAGACAGGTTGGAAAAAGAACGTAAAGATAGAGCAGATAAGTTTACTGATGCTTTACAAAGAGATCAAGAAATAGGTCAATTTACTGATAAAATGAGAGAAAAAAGAAAATTAGAAGAAGAACAAAGTTCTTTTGGTAGACAACTAAGAGAAGAAGGCTTTGACTTTCAAAAAGCTATAGAAGATAGAGAGTTATCTGAAGATTTAAGAAGAGAAGACTTAAAACGTAGAAAAAAAGCAGAAACAGAAAGACTAATAGAAGCTGATGCTCCAGACCAAGTTGGAATAAGAAAAGCTTTAGCTGATAGAGAGCTTCGAGAACAAATGGCAGCAGACCCTAGATTTGGAAGTGAAGAAGAATTTGAAGCTTTTAAAGATGCACAAGAAGAAAAAACGCCTGAAGAAATAGCAGAAGACCAACGAAGGTTTGAAGAAGCATATGTTGAATCTCAAAATCGTAAAAGAGATAGAATGGCTTTGTTGGATTATGAAAAGGGTTTAATAAGTGCTCAAGAGTATGGAGCACTAACAGGAAATGAAAAAATACCTAGAAAGTCTGTCTTAACTAGAAGAAATTTTATAAAAGCTCTAGGCTTATTGCCAGGGGGGGTAGGTGCTCCTGTAAAAAATATAGCAGAATTTATAAATAAAAAAGTATCTGACCCTACTACAATGGAAGAAGCTCAAGAAGACATTTCTATTGAGGAAGAAAAAATAACAAAAGCTAAGGAGCCAAAACCTTCAGTAGCTCCACCTGTTCGTAGAGGAGAACCTAAATCTGCTCCTGCTCCTGCTGCTCCTCCTGTTGCTGCTGCTCCAGCTCCAGCTCCAGCTCCTGCTCCAGCCCCAAAACCTGTTGAACAACTAACTCCAGATGAAGTTGGAGATTCTATAGTTAAAAAAGAAGCTCAAATGATTAGAGAAAGAAGCTTAGCTCAACAACTAGCTTCAATAAGAGGACTAAGAGGTGTAAGCCCTGGTCAAAAGGCTAGATTACTACAAAGATCACAAGAAAGATTTGATAGAGAATTTGCTCCACAAGTTCAAATAGCCTTGATGAAAGAACGTGAGACTAGAAGAAAAGAACAGCAAGGTCTTAGTGAAGCTGAGAAAGATAGACAAAATGCACTTGAAAGACAGAAGTTAGCATCTGGAAAAGGAGTAGTGTCTTCTGCCTCTGATAAACCAGGCTGGCTTAAAGGTTTGGAAGCAGTGTCCACTGGGTTAAATAAAGCAGAAGACATATTAGGCACGTTTGATTTTGGTAACATATTTGGTGGAGCAGAAGGTGGGTTTGTATCTGGACCAGGTACCGAAACATCAGATTCCATACCTGCTAGACTATCTGATGGAGAGTTTGTAGTTAAAGCTTCTGCTGTACGTGGGTTAGGTAAGTCCATGGGTGCAAAAGGCAAAGAAGAACAAAGAGCTAAGGGTGTAGATTTTTTATATAAATTACAAGATAAAATGGGTAAAGTCGAAAAATTTGCAGAGGGTGGAGAAGCCTACGCTAGACCTAAGAAAGCTTTTAAGGAAGCCATAGGCTATGAATCAGAATCAATATTTCACGATAAAGCTGCCAAAGATGCAAAACATGGTGGAGCTAGACGTAAATTCAGACACTTCCAAATGGGTGGTGCTGTTGACATGAAGGGTCCAGGTGTGGTAAAAGACCAATTCAAGATGCCTTCTTCTGGCTATGGAGCAGTGGTCTCGGCTCAGAGTGACCTCATGAGACGGATTGAAGAACTGGAAAGAAAGGTAGGTAAGTAACATGAACAGGAGAGTAATTAGTGCTAAGAGCGATTTTAATTTTTGTACTATTAGGGAGTACAGCCATGGCTAAAAATTTAGATCGAATGAAGAAACTTGCTAAACTTAGTGGTGTTCCACTAGAAAGAATATTAAAGTTTCAAAAAAGAGAATCACAGAATGGAATATTACTTGCAGGAGACCAAGGTAAGTCAGGTGGAGATTTACACTTGCATAAGAACACGGCTTTATTATTAACTAAGCCAAAGGGTCTTTTAGCTAATAAAAAACTTTATGATAAAATAAAAAGTTTAAAAACTACTCCAGGTAAAAATCAAGTTTCAGAGTATTCAACATGGTTAGTAGAGAATGAGGAAATCCAAGATAAGTTATTAGTAGCTTTACTAAAAGACACTACACGAATGGCTGACAACTATGTAAAAAAAATTTTTAATAGAAAACCTGCTGACCATGAATATTATGCTTATTGGAACTCTTCTCCTGATGTTGCTATGGAAGGGATAGCGACTCATTTTAAATCAAAAGACCCTAATTTAAAAAGATTACAAAAAAACATTAAAGGATTTCTAGAACAAAAGAAAAGTTATCTAGAGGATGATAAACCCTCTAGACTTCCTCAAGACTCTAAACCATTTGCACAAGCTTTCAAAGAAGCTAGAGCAGAAGGTAAAAGAGAATTTACTTGGAGAGGTAAAAGATATCTCACTTTAGAAAAAGGTGAGTCTATGGATGAGTTTGAAGAAAAATTTAAATTTGTAGATGATCAGAAGTTTGACAGTCCAGAAGAGTTTGAACGGTCTAAAGATGAAGACATGGCTAAAGCACAACAAGAAATTATAGAAGAGGCAAAACAACCTGAACAAGAAATAAAAACAGAAGACATACAACTAGAAGAAACAATACCAATGGATCAATCAGTTCCCTTTGGTGTATATGCTAAAGGAACAGATGAATTTGATATGGCGGAAAGACAAGAAAAAGATAAAATGATGTTAGCAGCTGAAGGTGGAGAAGTTAGGTACCGAAACGGAGGAGAAGTTGATGCCCTTCCAGACTACCTTTTACCTAAACAAAATGAGCCACAAGATTTCATGATAGAAGACATTACTGAAACAGAAGTAGATGAAATAGAATCAAGACCAGACCCTTTTCCAAAAAGAGAAAGGTCTCCAGATTTTCAAGGTGTTAGAGAATACCAACTATCTCAAATGAGTGTAGACGAACTAATGAGTAAAAAAGTCCCTGGACAACCACAAGAACCTGCTGTTACCAGAGAATTGTCTAGGAGAAAAAAAGAATTTGATGGAATGTCTCTAAAAAGATTAGCTGAGTTAGATAGAGACCAAGAACAAAGAGAAGAAGCTAAAAGACAAAAAGATGAAGCTGAAAAACAAAGAAAAAAGTTTCAACAACTTAATAGAACAAAAGTAGAAGACAGAAGCCAAAAAGAAATAGATGAAGCTGAGCTTAGAAAAGCCTTAGACGACTCTATAGTGCAAGCTGAAAAAGCAGCACAATCTGTAGACCCAAAAAGATTTTTTAAAAATATGAGTACTTTTAATAAAATAGTAAGTCTTGTTGGTCTAGCAGCAGGTGCCTATGGTTCCTACAAATATGGCACTCCTAACACTTTTGTACAAAGATTAGATAGAGAAGTAGAAAAAGATATAAAAGCTCAACAACTAGGATTAGAAGACGAAGGTAGAAAGCTTGCTGCTGCTAAATTCAAGGTTGGTCAAATAGCCAAAAAACTAGCCATGTCTACTAAGAATGAAGAACAAAAAATTAGACTTTTAGAAATTTTTCAAAAACAAAGAACAGCAGGAATCAAAGAACTTAAAAAACTACAAGATGAACAACAGTTAACAAACGTAAACCGGATTGTAAATACTAGAGGTATAACAGATGAAGAACTGTCTAAGTTTGACTCTAAATATCGTAAACTAAAATTAAGAGATTCCATGATTAAAGGTAGAAATGGTCTAAACTACTATGTAAGAGGTGGTCCTTCTAATATAAACAAAGTTAAGGCATACTTAGCAGACGCTCAAGATTCTATAGACGGTCTTACTGATTTATATAGTTATTTTGATAAAATTAGTATAGTAGATCAAGCAGTTCCTATTTTTTCTATTGACGCTGCTGCGGCTCAATCTCTTAGAGATAGACTAGTAGGTAAACTAAGAATTGAGTTCTTTGGTCCAGGTGTTATGACTGATCAAGAAAGGGCTCAAGCTAAAAGAATTCTTGGAGACCCTAACGCTCTTTTAACAACAGACTCAAGGGAAAAACCTAAAATTCTTAAACTAATTATGAAACTTAATTATGGAGTTAGAGATAAACTTAGAAGAGACGGTATAGCTATACAAAAAACTCCAAATGACTTGAGAATACAACAAATATTAAGTAGAAGACGTTTACAGGACAATGCTAAAAACAGAAGAAGTGTTATTGATGGACTGATAAAAGGAGAGATAGACGCTCAAAAAGCAGGAGCTAAGCCTGGTACTATATGGAATATGAATGAGCCTTTACCAATTTAGGTGATTTATGATATCAGAAAAAGAAAAAGAATATCTTAAAAGTTTTAACAAAGTTGAAGGTCCATTATCAGAGGAACAGATAGATTTTGTTGAAAAAAACGTAGAGATGGATAAAAAGTATGGAGATTCTGGTCTGAGAACATTCTTAGAATCTGCTGCATCATCGGCTACTTTTGGACTTAGTGATCAAGCCTATGCAGCTTTAGGTGATGATTTTAAACAAGCTTTAAGAGAAAGACGTAAAAGAAATGAATTTTCTGCTTTAGGTGGAGAGATAGCAGGTATAGTGGGACCAGCTTTATTGTCTGGAGGTAGTTCACTACTAGCAAAAGGTGCAGGCGTAGCTGGAAAAGGTATAGCTACGGCAGCTAAAGCAGGTACAACTGTTGAAAAACTAACTGCTTCAGGTCTTAAAAAATTAATCAAAGACAGTGGAAAGAAAAAATTTGCTAGAGACGTTCTAAAGAAGAGTGTAGAAAAAGGTGCAGGCTCAGCAGTAGAAGGTACTTTTTATGGAGTTGGCGAACTAATAGAAGAAAATGCCTTAGGTAATGCAGAGTTTAATGCAGAAAACCTAGCAGCTTATGGAGGAAAAGGTGCCTTATTTGGTGGTCTTGTAGGAGGTTCTCTAGGAGGCATAGGACAATCAGTTTCTATCGTTGTTCCTAAAATAAAAGGAAGCAAGATAGTTGGAATGGGCGTTGAAAAGATAGATAACTTTAGACAAAATATGACCAACCCTACCTATAATGCTATGAAACTTGCAGGGTTTGCAGACGATAAGATAGAAAAAATAATATTAGAACAACCTGTTATGGCTAAAAACATGCCAGAAGTAATAGGTAAAGTCATGAGGTCTGAGGGTTTAGCAAAATCTTTAGCCTCTAACACCTCTTTATTAAGTAACTCTAGAAAATACCTAGAAAAGATAGGCGATAAGATAGGAAAAACAGTCAAAGCTATGGATGATGACATAGTTGATAAGTCAGTATTTCCTACATACTCTAGTGTAGCTCAAAAACAAATAGATAGTTTAGAAGGTTTGAAGAAAAAATTTCAAAAACCAGATGGCTCCGCCTTAAATAAAGAAGCTGTTAGTTATATAAAAAAGATAGATGATGAAATAAATTCTTTGTTTGAAAAAGATTTATTAAATAAAAAACCTTACACTGCCTCTGAGTTACAAAATATGAAAATTAAATATCATAAACTCGGTAGATATGACAAAACTGGAATGCCCACAGTAAAAGATGATATAAATAGGGTCATGGGTAAAGCTGTAAGAGACGAATTGGTAGATTTTGCAGGAAAAGTTGACTCTCCTCTGGGTAAACAATTATCACAGGAGTTGACAGATTACAGTAGTTTAGTAACTTTTGTAAAAGAATTTAACAAAAAAATTGGTGGTCAAACCAACTTCCCTAGACTAAGAGACATATTCTTTGGGCTAGGTGCTTTTGGTGCTGGAGTTGATCCTGTTAGTGCAGCAGGGGCAGCAGCTATGACTTCTGCCTTTGCAAGGTCTGACTTAAAAAATAAGCTCATGGTCTTAACTGATATAGAAAGAAGTAATGTTAGAGTTCAACAAAAAATATCTAGTTCAATAAGTAAGTTTTTCAAAGGTAAGAAGTTTGACAAATTACCTGCCCTATCTGCTACCCTTTTGACTGGCAATCCACTGGCTAGAAAAACGGAAAACGAAATAGCCATAGGAAGACCAAAAGATGAGAGAGAAGCCATAAAAAACATGGCTGATAATATAGACAAAATAAAAGACAATCCTGTTTACATGAGTAAACTTATGATGGATGCTAACTTACAGTCTAGTGCTCCTCAAACATATCAACAACTTAGACAGGTTGCTGGTAGAGCCTTTGTATTTTTAGACTCCAAACTTCCTAGAAAAACACAAAATGTTAACCCATTTATAAAAAAGAGCTATCCTATATCTGATCAAGAAATCTATAAATTTAAAAGATATGTTCAAGCTGTACAAAACCCAATGTCAGTTATGAAAGATCTTAATGGCGGAGTCTTGAGTAGAGAAGGAATTGAAGCTGTAAGGTATGTTTATCCAAACTTATATGCTGAAATACAGTCTAAGGTGTATGATTCTTTAGAAAAATCTGGAGGAGAAACTACATATAAACAAAGACTACAATTAGGCATACTTATGGACCTTCCTACGGATCTATCCTTGGAACCAATGTCCATACAAGGTTTACAGTCTTTTTATAAAGAAGCTCAAGTATCTCAGGCAGGAGGAACTATTACTGCTGCCGCAGCGAAGCAATTAGATATAGCAGAGTCCCAAGCCACCGATCTAGAAAAAGTAAGTAATCGTAGAGATTTGAATAGATCATAATATAACATAAATACAAGGGTAGAAACTAAGGGCTACAACCCTGTACTCATAAGGAGTTTTCGGTGGGCAGAAAGAATATTATCTATACTTATAAAATGCTTGATACCAAAGACCTAGATACTAGTGTCAACAGTACAGCAACAGTGACCACAACAGTCGATCATATGTCAATAAATATAACTTGGTCAGGTTCCACTGGCACAAACACTGGTTCCATAGTGGTACAAGGTACCAACAAAGACCCAGATGCTTCAGATTTTGTAGCAGCAGATTATTTTGACCTTACACTCTCTGGAGGAAATATTAATCTTACAGGAGCTTCAGGTGAGCATGTTGTTATTTTTGACAAAATACCGTTCAGAGCCATAAGGCTTGCTTATACAAACTCAACCCATGCAGCAGGTACAGTTAGTGCCATAATGTCTGCTAAGACCATAGGAGCGTAGGATGTCACAATTTATATTTCCACCTCTTACGGCTTCATTAGATTCTGAACAAACTAATGGTGGTTCCCTACCTGCGAAACAAATGGTTATAGCTGGTTATGACTCTACAGCCACCCGAGCCCTCTTGACTGATAGCTCTGGTAGATTAGAAATTAACGCTGTAGTTTCTTTACCTCTTCCTTCCGGTGCTGCCACTGCTGCATTACAAACAGCAGGTAATAATCTTTTAACTACAATTGATGCAGATACTAGCTCTTTAGCTGGAGCCGTATCTGGAACTGAAATGCAGGTAGATGTTGTAGCTTCCTTACCTGCTGGTACCAATGCTATCGGTAAACTAGCAGCTAACTCCGGTGTTGATATTGGAGACGTTGATGTAACCAGCATTGTCCCAGGAGTTGGAGCTACTAACTTAGGTAAAGCAATCCAAAGTGCTCAAGGTGCTACCGATGTAGGTATAGCCGCCTTAGTTGTAAGAAACGATACTCTAGCGGATCTATCTGGAGCCGATGGAGATTATAGCCCTTTACAAGTTAACGCAACAGGTGCTCTTTATACTTCTTTGGCTACCTCAATCCCAGCAGGAACAAATGCCATAGGTAAACTTGCAGCAAACTCTGGAGTAGATATAGGTGATGTAGATGTTACGTCATTACCTTCTATACCAGCAGGTACAAACTCTATTGGTACCGTTATTCTTGGAGCTGGTACAGCTGCAATTGGTAAGCTAGCTGCAAACTCTGGAGTAGACATTGGTGATGTAGATGTTACATCCTTACCTGCCTTACCTTCAGGGACAAACACAATTGGTAAAGTAGATGTAAATGCCATAGCTCCTGTAGACTTTTTAGACTCAGGGCTAGTAGATACAAGTACAGCTAACATTGCATCAACTGGAACTACAGTAGTTTCAAGTCTTGCAGCAGCTTGTACAGAAATAGAAATACAAGAAGACATAGGTGAGTTTATGTCTCTTAGAGTTGGTGGAACTGTAAAAGCCTATCTACCTCTAGGTGGTGGAAGAGTTAAGGTCAGTTTAGCAGCTACAAGTGCAGTACAATTATATAGTGAAACTGGAACGGCAATCTCCAGTGGTAAGATTGCTATAAATTTTCTAGGCTAATAAGCCTACTAGTCAGGAGACTACAAAATGCCAGCAGCGATTTTTAATGGTGTCAACGTAAAAATCCTTAAGGACAACTTGAAGGGGAAGTCCGGTTGGAGGATTGTTGGCTCTGGAACATACGATTATTCCCTTCCTACTCTTAGTGGAACTGATACCTTAGTATCTCAGAGTACCCCTGTTTTTACAGCAGCGATGACTTTATCCCATCAAACTACTCCTGGGACTACTCCAGCTTCAAATAAAGATTTTCTATATTTTAAAAACGGAACTGGGAATGGTCATTATGATGGTTTATTTTTTAAAGATGATGGCGGAGTAGAACATGAGATTGACCCTAGTTTAGGGATTAGCTCAGTTATAAGAACAAACGCACAAACTATAAATGAGGACATAACTATTTCTAGTACAACTAATGGTATGAGTGCAGGTCCTATAACTATAGCCTCTACTAGAACTGTTACTGTAAATGGTAACTGGAGTGTTGTATGAGTAAGATAATTGTAAAAGATTTAGCTGGTCCAGCTTCATCCTCTAATAAAATTTATATAGCTTCCGGTTCAGAGTTAGACATAGCTAATAGTTCGGGTACTATTAATCTTGCCGTAGATGCAGGTGACATAGCGTCTGGAACTTTAGCAAATGCAAGACTAGGAGCTGGACATATTTTACAAGTTGTAACCGTTGCTAAAACAGACATAACTACAATGACTCAAGCAGCGAATACTTACACTACATTTATGACAGGAACAATAACTCCTAGTAGTACTTCTAGCCATATTTTAATATTTATAAACGTGTGTTTTAGCCAAGATGAAGCTAGATATGCTAATATTCAAGTTTATAGAGATTCTACTAAAATTGCTCAAGGAGATTCAGCAGGTTCTAGAACAAGAACTGCGGTAGCTGCTAACTCAGATGGGTCAAGTGATGCTCAACATAACAACTTTAACTCGTCAATGACTTTCAAAGACTCTCCTTCGTCTACTTCTGCAATTTCTTACACTTTAAGAGCAGGAAGCATCAACGCTCCTTCTAGTAATCAAATTATAATAAACTCTTCAGGGGATAACGTAGACTCTAGTTACACTATGGCAGGTATATCGAATTTAATATTAATGGAGGTAAAAGGATGAAATATCCTCATCTATCAAAAGCTATTCAAAAATTACTTCCAGACGCTTATTTTGTTTTAAGTGGACCTCAAGGAAAAGAGAGCTACGAAAAAATACAATGGGTAGTAGGACAAGACCATACCAAACAAAATCTTTTTGGAAAACCTGATTTTGAAATACCCTCATGGGAAGAAGTAGAAAAAGTTTGGGATGAGTTAAAGGTTGAATATGCTACATTTGAATATCAAAGAAAACGTAAACCTGAATACCCTAAAATTGAAGATCAATTAGATCTTTTATATCATAAAGGTGTTGAAGGTTGGAAAGAAGAAATACAAAAAGTAAAAGACAAGTATCCTAAGCCTGTAGTAGAAGAACCTGTAGTAGAAGAACCTGTAGTTGAAGAACCTGTAGTAGAAGAACCCAAAGAAGAACCCAAAGTAGAAAAACCAATAGAGGAGGTTCCAAGTGAGTAAGATAATTGTAGATACAATTGAAAGCACAGGAACTACGGTCACTGTAAATGATAATATTAGTGCAGGAACTAATTCTATAGAAGCCTCCACTATAACAGGTATTTCAACAATAGCAAGTACAGTAACTTTTCCAGGTAAATTAGAAGAACTAAAAGACTTACCTGGAACAGGTGGAGTATCTCCTACTGCCTTAGTATGGAGAGATAGTGGAACTTCAGATGATACAGCAGCAGGTACCGTTTCTAGTACTGCTCCTTTCACTTACTGGAGAAAACTTGATAATGAATCAGACCCATTTGGAATTATATCTTTGTCAGGTGATATAATAACTGTTACAAATGCTGGTAAATATGCTATTACTTTTAATAGTGCTTGTCATTTTAGAGCAGCTTACGTTTCTAGTCAATTATACAATAACTCAACTTCAACAGTATTAGCAACATCCCCTGGAGGTTTTGTTAAGACTTCAGACGATCCAGCAGGGGGTATTGCTCCTACAGGATTTTATGTAGGAACGCTAGCAGCAGGAACACAGTTAAAATTTTATAGTCTTTGTTCAAACGATAACACTAATTTTTGGACAACGACTACTTCTAGACTACATGCTCATGTTAAAATTCAACTAATAGGAAGTTAAGTATGGCTTATGTTATAATAGAAAATGAAACAGTAATTTTTAAAAGTAACAAAGAATATCCTAATTCTATTGAAGTAGATGATAGTGTAAATACAGGAATGATTAGAGATGATGATGGAAACTTTAAATACCCTCCTATTCCTAAAGAGATTAAAATTAGAGAGTTAAGGCAAATGAGAAATATGTTATTAAATGAATCTGATTGGACTCAAAACAGAGACATACAATTACCCAATGATGAAGAATGGAAAATTTATAGACAAGAGCTGAGAGATTTACCAAGTAAATATTTAGAAAAAGAAGATTTTGATATTTCAAATGTAAGTTACCCAAAAAAACCGGAGCTAAAAGATGGCAACTGAGATAAAATCGACTAGTATAAAGTCACAAAACATAATAGCTGAACCTCAAGCCAATAAACCTGGGAGTCCTGAAGCTGGACAAATTATACAAGCTACAGGTACAGGTGATATTGCTAAAGGTATTTATCACTACTCCGGTGCAGCATGGATGTCTCTTGACAATGCTCAAGGAGACTTAGAGACTTTAAGACTTATAATGTCAACTGATACTAGTGCTGTAGGTTTTAGCTCTGCTTTAAACTCTACTAGTACTCTGGCAGGAAATACAAACGCTGTTCCTCATGAAACTTCTACAGGTACAGGACTACTAGGAGCCCTAGAGATTCCTAGCACAGGTGGGGATGCCCTACTGACTGAGTTTGATGCCAACAAAGTTTTTAGGTATTTTTCAGCAGGAGCTAATAATAACAATGATTACTTTGGTATTCCTGTAGACATACCTGCTCAAACTAGAGGGCAGAATATAGTTATAAAGTTTAAATACAGGACAGAAGAAGCTAGTGCCACAACTTCCAATGGAGATTTTCAAGTTTCCGTTTGGGATAAATCTAATGGTGTTAAAACTACTCAAGCTTCTACATTAACAACTGGAACTACAATATCAGCAGGTTCTAACATCTTAATGACATCTAAAACTAATCTATCTGTTGGAGATAAAATTTGGTTTGAAACTGGAGGAACTGGTTCTACGGTAGGTGGTGTAGCAAACTCTCTTACTCAAGCCTATATTACTGAAATTTCTAGTACAGACAATAATATTAAAGTATCTGAGGATGTTCAAGTTATAGCTTCAGGTTTAGCAGTGACAGGTTGGTTATCTGATAAAACTTCAGGACTCTTGCCTTCTGCTGACTCGGATACAAACAAAGTTGGAAAAGACTTTAGTATTGCAGTTAAGACCGAGGAGGATACGGAACAGGTTGTAGTCTGGTTTAGTAATAAAAGTACAACTACAAATGTAATTGAATTATTTTTCGATGGCATATTAGTTTCTCAGAATAAATTTTTACAAGCTAGCTCCAAGGGTAAACCAGAAATAGCGAGATACGTTACTTGGGATGATGTTTATCAATCCTATACTCCATATTACACAACAGAAAATCAAAACACTTTTACTGGTCAATACGGAACTTGGCAAAATGGAAGCTCTACCTCCTACACTCACTTTGAAGCAAGTTGTAGGTGTAAGGTAACAATGAGTCTTTGGCAAAGAGGAAATGCCAGTGGCGATAACTATGTCGCTATTATAATAAATGATTTAAGCTCAACAGACCCTATGTCCACTAGCTTAAATGCCAATAGAGTAGCTTTTGGAAAAGGCTTAGATAATGATGGAGCTAATTGTACTGCTGAAGTTATTTTAAACAAAGGTGATACTATTAGACCTGCTTCGAACAGTGGTGTTTACAGTGGTGAAGAATTTAAAGCTGGTATGAATATAATGGTTGAACCATTGGAGTCAGAAGCAATAATTTTGGAAAGTCAGGACGAGATTTTTACCGACACAGTTTCTTATACTCCAACTTGGACAGGGCTTGGGACTGTATCCGAGAACAAAGCAACATGGTCTAGAATTGGCGATAAAATGTACATTATGGGAAATGTAAAGTCTGGCACTACTTCAGGAACTACAATTTCCTTCACACTTCCTTCAGGTTACAACATAGACGGCTCTAAATTAGGAATTGAAAGTAATACTAGTGTTACTGGTCAAAATGTTGGACATGCCGGACAGCAAAATGGTGCAGGAAGGTCCTTTTTAGTTTTAGCAAACACAGTAACAGCTACCGATAAACTTTATTTTGGTGGAGCTTCTACAGGTAGTACTATTGGTATTCCATCAAACTCCATGGGCAACACCGAAAATTTAACCTTTCGTGCTATAATACCAATCCAAGGCTGGAACTCAAATTTTAATCCATTGTTGTCTTTGCCACTTGTAGAGATTGGAAATAATAATGCAGAATACTCAGGCTATTTTAATGGAGCAAACGTAGGGTATGGTAAATATGTTAACACAGTCTATACTGACACTCTATCCACAAGTGGACTCTGTGCTGTTACAGCAGGAACAAGTACTACAGCTTTTAACCTACAGGCTCAACAAAGAGTAAAGGTTACTGTTAGTATGAGTAACGGACACTCTTCTACAAACTGGTATTATGGAGTAGTAGCTGGTACAGCTTCGGCAGTAACAGACCATACGGTGTCTTTTAGTAATTCTGCTTTAGATGGGTATCGAATAACTGGATCTGAGCTAGAGGGAAATTCTGGAATTTACTCTCAAACTGCTGTATGTGTTTTAGAACCTGGGGAAAACCTTCAAGTTCGAACATCTAACAATGGAGGAACTTCTTACAGTGGGGGTATCAATTCTTTATTTTCCATATTCGTAGAAAAAGATTTCAGCAATACCAACATGGCTCATATTATAAAACCAGCCGTGGCTGTTCTTTCAGACGTAAAAGGTGGAACTACTAACGGAGGAGATAGTGTATCTACAGGTTGGACGCCTAGAGAGCTAAATACGATTAATGGTGAAAGCTGGTTTGTTACCTTGTCTGGAACAGGAACAACAGGACTTGGTGGAACTAACACTGACTTTACACTTGAGCCTGGAACTTATGAAATAGAAGCTTTTGCTCCTTTTTATAATACTGCTTATACTCAATTAAGATTATATGATAAAACAAATAGTTCAATTGCGATTGTAGGGACAAACAATCAAACAGTAGCAAATAACGGATTTATTAACGGTCCTGTTTATGGAGTTTTAAATATTACTGCCTCAACTGAATATTGCCTTCAGTATAGAACGTCTACAGCTCAATCTACTTACGGATTAGGGGAAGACTCTACTTTTAGTGCTGCTGGAGACATAAGTAAATTTGCCAATGTTAAAATTAGAAAACTTAAATAGGAGCAATCATGTCAGACGAAAAATTAGAAGTAGAAGAAATAGAACTAACTGAAGAAGAGAAACTAAAACTAGCTGAAGAAGAAAAACTAAGGCTAGAAAAAGAAAAAAAAGAAAAAGAGGATAAGATCCAAGAGCTTATAGACTCGGTTGACTTTGAAGAACTAGAGACCTATGGACGATGGAATCGTGAACTTGAGAAAGAGGAAGAATACCAAGAGCCTCTGGTTCATCAATTTTTTCATTGGAAACAATTTCCTTTTTGTGATTGCATTGAGATTAAAGACGAAGAGGATAAAGTTGTAGAGATAAAACACTTACCTTGGAATAAGAAAACTATAATTAAGTTTTTAAAAGAAAGTCTTGACGTTGAAAAAGCTCAAGCTTTTGTAGACACTGTTGCTTTGTATAAGCATAATAAGAAAAAGGATGAGTTAGAATCAAAACTTAAAGAGTTAACTCAAAACAATGTTTACTTTTTAGAGGCTTTTGGTGAAGAAATGGTTGAGATTAAGGGAGAAAAACACTCTGTCCATCATAGTGATAGAATAGCTAAGTGGGACAAAGATGACCTTGAGGATTTTGAAGCTAAAGTCTTAAAGCTTGAACTAGCTAAAAAACATTTAGATGATAAAGAGAAAAAAGAAAAACCCATTAAAGATCGTCAAAAAGCTTATGGAGCTATAGACGGACTACTACTAGAAGCTCTAGTTGAAAAACTTGAAGAAGGTAGACCAGAAAAGATGGATAAATATTTAGAATTACGAAAAGATATAAAACATAGACATCCTATAGAGGAGGATTAAAATGCCAGGTTATGCTAAGAAAATTTTGAAGAAATACAAAGAGGGTGGAAAGGTTGAGGTAACTCCTGAAGCAAAAAAAATCCCTAAAGAATTAGAGAAAGCTTCAAAGATGCACAAGAGTCAAGCTGAACGTCTAAAAGGCATGGGCTTCAAAGACGGTGGGGAAATGGAGTATGCAAAAGGTGGAGTAATTCACACTCCTGTTAAAGCTGAACCTAAAGATGTTCTTAGAACAAAAAGAGGTTCCAAACCTGACTTTCTAGATCTTGACAAAGATGGGGACAGAAAAGAATCCATGAAGCAAGCAATGAAAGATAAGAAAATTAAAAAGATGAAGCATGGCGGTATGGTCATGAAAATTGTTAAGAAATTAAAGGATAAATAATGGAATGGTTAATTGCAACATTTGGAGCTAAATTTTGCTGCATATTCTCAGCAGGATGTGGAGGAGTGACTAACTGGGCAGTTAATAAAAAGATTAAACCTTTAGATTTAATATTATCAATATTTGTAGGATGGGTAGCAGCAGAATTTTTTATACCTGCTATCATGGCTTATTGGAAGTTCCCTCCTGAAGTAGCTTTAGCTATCTCTTATATTATAGGATATTGTGGGATAAGGCTACTACCGATGATTGAAAACAAAATAAAAAAGAAATTAGGAGGCGACGAATGAGTGCTATAATTACCAACTATGAACTTGTAATAAAAGATGGGGCAGACCCTAGCACATCCACAGCTGCGGCAAACCTTAATGCTGATAGATACAGTGAAATTATCCCACTAGAAAGATCATTCATGGGTGAAATTCATATGCATTTTGCAGCAGGTCCAACAGGTAACATGATTTTTCAAGTTTCTAATGATGAAGGTTCAGCAGACGATGAAGGCGTAACTAGAATTAATGAAAATGATATAGTTACCAAATGGGTAACTCACACTACTACTGCTATAGGAGCTACAGACGCTACTTACCGAATAGCTTTATCAGACATAGGAGCACGTTGGGGTAGACTATTCTTTGATCGTAGTACTGGAACTGGAGCTATTTCTAGTTGTAGAGTAAATTTAAAGGGGTATTAAAATGGCTTTACCTGCAATACTAGCTAAATTAACTGGAGCAGCCTTATATGCTTCTCTTATGAAGAAGTATGGAAAAAAAATAGGCAAAGAAGCAGATAAGATGAAAGATGAAAAAAGAGAGAAAGAGTTTAAAAAAATGTTAGAGGAGCGAAAACGTGAAAGAGAAAAAAAAGATAAGTAACTGCCCTTTTTGTAAACAACCTTGTAACAATGAATGGTGCTCATATGGACAGGATAGAAGAAAAACTAGATAGAATAGATGAAAGAATTGATAGCATTGACAAAAATCTAGCTGTAAATAATACTTTGTTAGAGTATCATATAAAAAGAACGGACATGTTAGAAGAAGAAGTTAAACCACTGAAAGGACATGTTCTTAAGGCTCAAGGCATTTTGGTATTTATAGGCGTTTTGTCTAGTCTTGTAGCTGTAGGGGTTTCTATAGTTAATATAATAAAAATACAATAATAGAGGATATAAAATGGCGGATAAAAAACCAAAACCGACTAACCCTAAATTATATGCCACAGTTAAAGCTATGGCAAAAAGAAAATTTAAGGTCTATCCTAGTGCCTACGCCAATGCTTGGTTAGTTAGAACCTACAAAAAGAAGGGCGGTGGCTACAGATGAGCCTTAAAAAATGGTTTGCTGAAAAGTGGGTAGACTTAGGTAGAAAGAAAAAAGACGGTTCTTTTGCTGAATGTGGCAGAAAGGATGCGTCAAAAGGTAAATATCCTAAATGTGTTCCTATGTCAAAGGCTATGAGAATGTCTGCTAAACAAAAACAATCAGCAGTCAGAAGAAAAAGAATAGCAGAAAAGGTAAGGCAAAGAAAAGGTCAAAGTCCTATAAATGTTAAGACAATTGTGAAGAAAAAATGATAATTAAACAGGGTTCAAAATTTGTACTAAAAAATAAAGATGGGTCAAAAACTCTTGGTACTTTTGATACCAAAGAACAGGCTATGAAAAGAGAGAAACAAATTAATTTTTTCAAGTACTTAGATAAAAGGAAGAAGAAATGAAGTCTCCTGCATGGACCAGAAAAAAAGGAAAGAACCCAAAAGGTGGTCTGAATGAAGCAGGTAGAAAGTCCTATGAACGACAAAATCCTGGTTCTAACCTTAGACCTCCTGTAAAACGTGGAGACAATCCAAGACGTGCAAGCTTCCTAGCTAGAATGGGGAACATGCCTGGACCAGAATATAAAGATGGAAAACCGACCAGACTCTTATTGTCTCTTAGAGCATGGGGAGCAGGGTCAAAAGAATCAGCTAGGAAACTGGCTAAAAACATAAGTAAAAGACTTAAAGCAAAAAAGGAAAAGAAATGATTGAAGTATTAAAATCTATCGGTAAAGCCTTAATTTCATCCCTACTAACTGAGAAATTCGTAAAAGAGATCATTCTCTATTTACTCGAAAAGTTAGCTAAAAAATCTGACAACAAGATTGATGATGAAATCGTTGCTAAAATTAAAGAGGCAATGATAGTAGAAAAGAAAGAAGAAAAATCACCTGACAGTGTGTAGACTGTCCTGTGAGACGTGTAATAACTCTTAAGCTAAAGCCATTTTCTATAAATGCCATGTTTTGCCGTGATAAAAGGCATAAAACAATAGAGGCACAAGAATGGTCATGTTCAGTATTAGTGGCACTAGCTTTAAAAGAGAATAAGAAAAAGTTAAAAGAGCTTCGTCAACATTTTGACCCAAAGAAGCATGTCTACAAAGTAGATCTTACCTTTTTCTACCCAAAGCACGTTTTGTTTAGAAAAGATGGAGGTATATCTGCTAGGGCGCATGACCTTAGTAATGTAGAGAAACCTCTTATAGATTTAGTATTTTTACCCATGTTCTATGATAGACCAAGTCCTTATGGTGCAAAAAATCTCAACATTGATGATAAGTACATAGTTGACTTACGGTCTCGTAAAAGAGTTGGTAAAGATTTTAGAATCAGGGTAACATTGAATATAAAGGATTTACCTCGTAATTAAATATCCAATGTAATACCCTATTGCAAACCATATTAGAAACTCAACCACTTGGATTTATCCTTCTTAGGTTTCATACCCTCTAGATTAGAAACGTATACAGCTAAGTCCCATTCACTCTCTATCTTTAATTTCTGCAAGATTCTTTGCTTGTATGTGCTTACTGTCTTCGGACTTAAATTCAAGTCGAATGCAATTTGTTTTATCATCAGACCATCTTTCATCTTTAGTAGCACTTGAGATTCTCTTGGTGATAGTTTCATTATCTTTTTCGTTGCCATTCCTAGCTCCTTGTATTCTTTTCATAACATTATAGTAAAACCAATTTAACATCATAGCCCCTGATCTAGTATTACAAACATGAGGTCTCCTGTCTTGTGGTGGACATCGACCATAATACTGCTATGGTGTTCTTCTAAAAGTCTTTTCCATGCTTTTAAACTCTTAGGTAGTTCTACGCTTTTTTCCATATCATATTTTTTTATCAACTCTTCTTCATATGCCTTAGCTTTTTCAGTAACATCTGCCATGTCTCCACCTGCTTCAAAGAGTCTATCAAACCCTTCTTTCCATTCATCTAAGAATTTTTTAGCGTCTCCTTCATCTACTGGGTTTCCAGACTGTTTAATGATCGTAACCATCTTGTATCTCCTTTAAATATAGGGCTACTTTTGAGTGTCTATATCTTGGAACTCTACACTCTCCCCATTTGTTTATCTCTCTAGCTCTTATTATTTTTAATATATTAACCTCTAGTTTATCAAGGTCAACAGATGTCAGCACTAAGAAATCAAAAGGTGTAGCATTTCTAACTATCTGGTCTGACCTCTGGAATAACCAAGAGTGACCATACTTTCTAATTGATTCTTTGGATTGACTCTTAACATGTATTCTCATGTTACCTAACTTCAAGTCTGCACTATATGACTTTTTACTTCTTTCGTAGATGGTAAAGTCTGGTTTTTGAGACTTGAAATATTTGTAAGCACCTACTTCAGCTAGTTTTCCTATGACAATATCCTCTCTCATTTTTATTTTAGAGGACTCTCCTCTATATGCATAAAGTTTTGCAGAGCCTTTAAGTTGATCGTCTGCAAACTGTTCACACTTTTTAAGGTTATATTTTGTTAATTTTATTATCATAACATTACCAATATTGTCAATACAGCTAGTATTCCGTTGAGTATTTTACTAAATGATGCGTCTGCTTCCTTTTTTACTATATACTTTTTCT